GACTTACCGCTACCTGTTGGAGATATCAGTAGACTACGCTTATGATCAAGAGCCATTTCCACAGCCCTTCTCTGATAGTCTCTGAGCTGGATTTCGCCAGAATCTGAGTATAGATGTAGGTCATCAAGATAAGACTTATAATCCTCAAAGAACTCCTCCTTGAAATTTTCAAACTTACATTCGTAGTTTCTGTCAAGACAGAATTGAACTACTTTGTTTCTAAGACCTGTATATATCTTGCGCGTGAAGTAATTAAACAGACGAATCTGACCATCCCAGATTCTACGCTTGAACGCTGGTGAGTATTGAGAGTTAGGAACCTTGAATGTGAAGTAATCGGATATCTCTTTTGCTACTGAATTTTCGCAATGAATCTTGATGAATGTACCATCGATTTTTTCTATTTTTACTTCTTCACTGCCCATGACTAAATTTGATCCATTCGATGGCTGATCGTATATTCCATTGCCTGTTTCCTACGATCTTTACGACACCATCTAAATAACTCACTAGTTCTTTCTTTTCAGTAATTTGTCTTTCAAGACGAATGACATCATCATCTGCATCAATGAACCGATCAACATCGGTCTTGAGAATATTTAGGTCAAATGGCTCCCACTTAAAACGGTCTAATTCCTCTTTAGACAGCTTTCCTGTGTAATACAGCCACTTGTACTTCCGCATGACACGGAGCGTTCTCTCGTCCTCTGCTAGGGCTTCCTTGTGCTTCTTGAGGAATAGGAGGTACTTATTATGGATCTGTGGAGTATTAACCGATTCTATTGCTAGTTCGGTGGAATCAATCTTCAGATCTTCTTGGACTTGTTGTTTTAGTTCATCAAAATTCATAATTTAAGTATACACATTATAGAATAAAATCAATTATAAATATTGCCCGGATCCGGATCAAACGAGTAGTAAGTATATGCAAATGTTGCAGTTGCAACTTGTGGTTGGTATGCAGCAGCAGTAGAAGTAAAACGAAGTCCAGAAAGACCTATGGGGAATATTTCTCTGAATATTACCTTTAGATTATCGTTATAGGTTCCTTTGGTGATATGCAAAGTGGCTGTTGTCATCCACTTGTTAAATGCTAATGAATTATTATCGCAATCACTATCAATATTTCCTAAATGGCGCATCCATCTATAGAGTTCAAGCCAATTTTGCATGTACTCATCTACGAGAAATGAGATTTGGAGATTGTCAAATTTATATGCACCAATTGGTCTTTTGATCGGAATACCAAGAGTCGTTGGCTGATCTTGTTCTGCCATTGAAAAATTTGGCAATGCTACTTCTTGGACATTGTAAATTACTTTTGGAATTCTTGCCAATTCGAAATGGAAGAAATTTTGACCAAGATTGGAAATATTATTACCAGGCATAATGTATGTAGAAAAGAAAAAGGGAGCCATTTCTGGCTCCCTTTCCCGAAGTCTTAGATACTACTTATCAGTTGGTGTTACCGTGGAGGTTGGTAACGCGGAAGATACGGTAGTACTGGTTTGCGCTCTGGGACATGGTTTCACCGTCAGGTAGACCTGTGGTGGTGTTGATAACGAAGGGGTTAGCAACCATGCCGTAGCGGGTCTTGAAGCCGATCTTGGGCTGGAAGCTATCAGGATCGACTGCACGGACCATCTGGAGTGGAACGTATGGGCAGTAGAACACGCCAGCGTCGTAGGGGCTTGCACCACGGTATCCGACGCAAACGAAGTCTACACCAGACTGGACGTAAGGATCGATGTAAACGCGCATCTTGCCGTTGAGTACGCCAGCAAAGGTGTTGCCAGTGTCATCAATTTCAAGCTGGTTGTTTAGAGCGGGGCTGATGTTTAGCCATCCACCCATGGCGAGAGCTGAAGCAACATCTGACGAGCAGATGATGAAGTTACCCTTACCACGACGAGTTTCCTTGGCGATCTGGTTGGCTTCGCGTTCAATCTGGAACATGAGGCCACGGAAGCGTTCAGCTGACCAACGACCGTCAGAGTCAGCTAGGAGGTCGTAAACACCACCGCCGAAGCTGCTTGAGTTTAGATCGGTCTGCTTTGCACCAACCTTAGCGACATGGTAGATGCCACGAACGACTTCGCGGTTGATTTCAGCAAGAATTTCAGTGCTGAGAATGTTGGCGAGTTCGGTTTCAGCATCAAGTCCGTGAACAGCCTTGAGGTCCTGAGCAAGTTCAGTGGTGTAGTCGGCCTTTAGAGCACGGGTCTTAGCCTGAACAGCAACCTTGTCGATGGTGAATGCCATCTCCTGGAAAGGCTTACCTGAGCCACCGAGGTTTTCAGCGTCACCAACAAGTAGACCCTTGAAGTTGTCACCGTAGAATGAACCTTTGGTTGCACCAGTAGTACCACCGAATAGGGTTAGACCGTATTCAGTGCTGTAGCTGGTTCCGTTTAGGTAATCGGTATAGAGAGCACCAGAACCGTTAGTACCACCTGAACCACCGAATGGAACGAATGGTTCCTGGAACATAGCTTCCTTGCGAGGACCGCCCTGTGGGTCGTACTTGGGACGCATTGCGAAGATGAGTCCGGTTGGAGCGGTCATGGGCTGAACGCCACAGATGTCGTAAGCAATGAGGTTTGGCATTGCGCGACGAACGAGGCTGATTAGGATTGGGTCATAACCAGCGATTGAGGTTGAAGCGGGGCTAGCGACGTTGCTGATGACTCCACCGAGGGTGTTGTCTTCAGTTAGTCTCTGAGCGCGCATGGCCTGCTCTTGGTTCTCAAGAAGAACAGCAGTTACCTTGGTCTTGTAAGTATCTTCGATGGAAGGAAGAGCGTTGTGGTTTAGAACAGGCTCCCACTTCTCAGTTAGAATGTCGTATGGGGTTGAGTCGTCAAAATTCATTAGTTTCTCCTAGTGTTAATATGTATTAAAATTATTTCTTTAAGTGTCTACTCAAGGCTTTGCTATAGACATCCATAACGCCTTCGGTGAGTGTTTCGGGCTCAGTTGAGGTGTCAAGAATGTCTAGAACACGGGGTTGTGATTTAAAGGCTGAGGTCTGAGTTGCTGGCTGTTGAGCAGGGGCAGCAAAATAGCTTTCCTTTAGAATTTGTAGTTTGTTACGGAATTGCTCTGGGTTTTCATATTCTAGACCTTCAGCTAGAGATGCAAGCTTCTCAACCTGAGTTGCGGCTAGACCATGAGTTTCCTGAGCAAAGATGTTTACTGCGTGTGATTCAAGCAAGCTCTTACGAAGCTTAACATTTTCGTTGATTGCCTTGTTAAGCTCCTGGTTGCTCTCTTCGATCTGAGTGTAGAGTTCGTCAAGAACATCGTACTTCTCATCGGGGACATCGATGAAGTTGCTTTCGAATAGCTTCTTTAGACCAAAGATGAAGTTTTCAGCGAGTTCGATCTTGATACCGCGCTCGACCTGAAGCTTATTCTGATCTACCCATTCTTCAACGACATAGGTTAGATAGTCATCGACCTTCTCAGTTAGTTCTGAAACGGTTGTCTGAAGAGCGTTGCTATATTCAGCCTGATAGTGTTCTGAAAGTTGAGCACCGATTTCACGGGCCTTCTCGTTGACGGCAGCAACAAAGATTGTCTTTGCCTTCTCAACGAAATCTTCAGATAGATTTAGATTGGCAAAAAGGGCTGCTAGATGCTCCTTTAGAGCTTCTTCTGCGCCTTCTTCTTCCTCTTCTTCGCCTTGTTTAGCGACTGGTGCAGCACCTGGCATTCCCGCAGCAGGAACCTTGGGAGTTGCAATGGTGCTCATGTTAATTTGAGCTAATCCTTCAGCTGGAGGATAGGCGGTGTTTAGAATAAACCCCTTTCCTTCTGCATCGAATGCTCCCTTACCTTCAAAATCGTGTTCAATTTGTGTACCGTGTGGCATATATTTTTCTCCGTTTGTATTTATAAATTATTACTCTACTGCGCCAATACCTTTCAAGAAATTGGCCATATTTGCTCTTCTTAACTGAGCATTTGATATAGAACTAATTACCCCTAATGTAGGGACCATTAATGGTTTTGTTAAAGTCTCTAAAGATTTTTGTTTGATCGCAGAACCCATTGATCCAATAATACCTTTAGATGTTTCTTTTTGTCCTTCTTTTTGTCCAATCAAAGATTTCAATGCAGCGGCATTGATGATTACATTTCCTGCCCCCGCACCTCTAGCTTCATGCAATGGATTTGGAAGTCCAGCTGCTGCTAAAGCCTGTGCGTGATGCATTTCAGCGTTATCGGGATCGCTTGCCGCATTTTGCAAATGTCCTCTAACAACAGCACTATTTCCCAAATGATACTCTGGGTGAGAAGGATTAAAAACTTTATCGCTAAGATTCTTAATAACGGTATCATGCTGCATTTGTTTTACGCCTGATACTCTCTGTGATTCTGTTTCTGCCTGATCTCTTGCTTGTTGCTCTTCTCTCGCAGCAGAGGTTCTAGGACCAACAAATTTATTATAAAGACCGATGAGAGGATTACTTTCTGGATTTTCTATCTTAGAAGGTGCTTTAAATCCAAATAATCCTTCGTTCAAAACTTGCAACGAAGCAGCATTCAAAGACTTCTTTTCTTTTTCCGTCAGTGTTCTCATTTGATCTTTCTTAAGAAATCTGCAAAGAGCTTGATTGATTCTGCTTGTAACTTTCTTGAAGGAGTGTTCTTCAGGGTATTGTGATATTGAGCAATCTGCTGTTCTTTGAGAAGACCATTATCCCAAACCCATTCTCTGCCTTCCATGATTCCGTTGACGAAAGCATTTGGGGCTGAGGGGTCTGCAACAATGTCAATAGCAGCAAGCATGAAGTCTTCTTTGACAACATTTACTCCACCGCGCTTTTCCAAAGAACCCATTCCACGGGTCGAAACTCCGAGCTTGACACCTTCGCTCATCAGATTCTTTACGATCTGACCGCATGGAGTATCAAGAATCTTGGCCTTGCCATGGAAATCATTGTTGTTCTCATAGAGCCAGGTGACTTTGTGAGAAACGCGATCAAGATTTACTGAAGGGCCGGATGGGTGATTTAGTTCACCAAGAGCACGATTCTTATTCACATATTCAGTGACATAGCGATTGGCTTCTTTAGCAAGAATTTGCTTTGGATAAACTCTGCCATTCTTGTTCTTTTGTTCGGCCTGCATGAAAACACCTTCGATGAAAAATTGCTTTTCACCGTCTTTGTTTTCGGTTAGATATGCTACTTCTTCTACTGTTTCTGTGATTAGTTTCATTTATTATCCGTTGTATGACATGCGAACATCAAGTCCGGTTGGAGTCTGAACGGGAGAGCCAGCTGTGTTTGGGCCTGGATTGTTTTCTTCCTCTTCTTCGCCCTCTTCTTCCATTTCCTCTTCTTCGCTCTCTTCTTCCATTTCCTCTTCTTCCATTTCTTCCTCTTCAGACATGGCCTTGCCTATTGCTTTTCTGCGATTTGAAAGATACTTATCGCTTTTATCTGAATCACCATCGTTGTCGATGTCTTCATCTTCCTTTCCAACAGGATCCATTGCTTCGTTGAAGGTTGTTTTGGCAACGCGGACATATTCTTCGGCTAGTCTTTGACCGAGCTTGACGGTCAAATCTTCGTTGATTAGGTTCTTGGCATGAACTGCATTTTCGTCAAGAATTGATAGAATGATATTTTTTGCTTTCATAGTGTTTTCCCTTTCTATTTAGAAAATAATAAAGTTATCCTTCTGGGGGTTGTTCCTGTGTAGCAGCTTGCATTTGCATCTGCTCCATTTCAGCCTGACGCTGCTTTGCTATATCAATCTGCATTTCTGCGTCAATTTGATTAATTTCTTCCTCAGTTTGCTTCAAAATATTCTTTCTAATGTAATTTGAGGAGTAATATTTACCGATCATTGGCTCCATAGCAGCAGCCAATTCCATTCTGGCAGAAAGAATTTCAGAATCCTTTAGATCGTTAAAATAAGAATCGCGGTTGAAAGAGAAGTTAATATGTGGGCTAATGACTTCCCAATCTTCTTCGGTGATGATTCCCTTAAGAACTAGCTGAATTCTCATCAGCTGAAGGAACATAGTTGAGAACTTATAACGCAATCTTTCAATAAATTTATAGAACTTGACCTCATCTCGCGTAATATCAGCCGATCTTCCAAGATTGAATCCATTTTCTCCTACAAGTCTTGAGGGAGGAATATTCAAAGCGTAGTAGAGCTTTTTCTTGAAATATTCAACATCGGTCAATTCACCAAGATTCTGTCCCCCGTCTAGGGTAGAAATTTCAGTTCCTCTACCACCTTCGCGGCGAGGTAGCCAGTAGTCCTCAATCATGGCCATCTGGTTTCTATCATCTTTCATTTCACCAGTTGTCTGATTGTAAATCATCTTGTTGCGATACTTATTCATAAGTTCGCGGACATACTGTTCTGCCTTTTGCTTTGGCAAGTTACCGACATCGATATAGAAAATACGACGTTCTGGAGCGCGTGAAATGCGATATACAACAATGGCATCTTCAATCTGACGCAACATGTTTAGAGGTCTGATGGCCTTGTGGAGGTAGCCAATGACTCTCTTGGTGTTCATATCGACCATTCCGGAGTGTACGAAACAGATCGAATCTGGCGATATTTTCAGACCAGAAGTTGGAGTAGCAATTACAGAATTCTTATCTGTGTTTGTGTAAAGATAATAATCTTCGATATCCTGAATTAAAGAAAGACTAGCTCCATCCTGCTTGGCGTTCTTTGTTTTAACTTTACGAACCTTCTTAATCTTGGTAGCATCAAGAGGAATTAATTGTCTGATTCCTTCGTTGGGATTGTTCGTATTAATTGTGATGTAATAGAAAAGCTTTGAGTCGATATACCATCGTCTAAAAATCTCAAATCCCTTATCGTGGAAGTCAAGAAGTTTTAAAATGTTATCAAACTCAAAGTACATCTTGCTTTTGATATTATCTGAGAATTCAATTTTGGATAGATCAAGCTTAATTGGCTTTCTATCCGATCCCATGACTATTGATTCATTAGTAATCTCATCGATTGCGGTATCGCACTCTGGGAAAAGTGCCATTGCTCTATATTGTGCAATTAGAGCATTGTCGTTCTTTTGCGAACCCATGAAGTCTACGAATGTTCCGTAAACTCCTGCTCCTTCGGTTATATAAGCACCATCAAATTCTTCTGGTGTAGTAAAATTTTGTAGAGGAATAATATCTTCCTGCTTCTTTTTACTTATTTCAAATCCGAATAGATTAAGACCCATTTATTTCTCCAATTCAAATACCATCTACTGTATAATAATCAAACACGAAAGTGCAATTGAATGTAACATACTCATCATTCAACGACATATTTAGGTCGATTGGACCAACCATAAATGGCCAACAACCAACCAAATTGATTTTTCTTGATCCCGGAATAGGATCACAATTCAGATTTAGCTGTTCTATTGTCCATGTAGGAGCTTTGTATGAATTAGGAGTAATCTGAGTTCCTGTATTTGATTCGTGACCATTTATGCCACTGCTCCATGCATGTAGATCTCTCCAAAGTCTATTTGCATTTTGGTTATTATCGTCTAAAACAATTACAGTCCAATTTGTACCACCGGGTTGAGAACCGTAAATACGATCTCCGGGAACTAGAAGTTTTCTACCTCTATGATCAAAAACATTCGTCAATACGGATGCTTGTGGTAATGCAGCAGCACTTACTAAAAACTCATTCCATGCTCCTCCTGGAAATGCTCCAGAAAGTTTGAAGCGATTTTTTCTAGTACCACCATAAAATTTACCTTTGAAATCTTCAATTCTTTGCGCCATTTTTTATACTCCAGTGTAATAATCGTAATTCATTCTGACACCAAAGGTGTTGAATGTATTTTCTTTCATATTAAATTGCACTGGACCAACCAAAGCTGGCCAACATCCTTTAAGAATCATCGTTTTTATAATAGTACCATTTAAATCTAAATGATCAACCCTCCACTCCTTCTTGAGTGAAGTGAAAGAATCATTAGCTGCGGTATTTGTATTTGTAAGGTGATCGTTTATTAGCTTTTGCCACTTATGAAAAGATTTCCATAAATTGACATCTGCACCCGTATCGTCTAATACTAAAATTTCCCATGGATCGTACTGCCTGTCTCCAGCAAAATTTACTTCTCTACCTCTCCAAGGAACGGTTACTATTCCCAGATTTGATGGGGGTAAAGATGCAGTCAATATGTGGAAAGTTGTTGTAGTATTAGCTACCCCTGTTGGCCATGATCCAGTAATCAAAAAGCGATTGCGTCTAGTACCGCCCTTGAAATTTGAAATGAACTGTGATAAGGTTGTTGCCATGTATTATGTAGTAAAGCTCAATTCGACAAAATTTATTGTCTGTGAAGGCTTGATATACACATCTACATTGAGTTTCCTGTCTAAAATATCTGTCTGGCTATTATTAGACTCATCGCAGACAACGCGATATTCATCGATACCTTGATTGGCCAAGATAGGTTGCAAAAAGCTTTCTACGCGGAATCGTATGGTATTTCTAAGGCCAGCATCGTTTATTTCAAACAAGCCTGTGTTCAGTATCGTTTTGACACCGTTACTGACATACGAAATGAGATTTCCATACGAAATTGATGTTTTTGCTGGAATTGCGCTTTGAGTTATTCCAGAAAAATCACTTAGCAGAAAATATTCGTTTATGCTTGCTGCATTGGCCACTTTAAGGAAAGTGTTAAGACCTCTAGCATAAGCAATACCTAGATCACTGCTTGAAGATCCAGATAGATCTGACGGCGTATCCGGAATTATTGTTTCTGCTAAAGATACTCCATCAGCTGTAATAAAATTCTGATTTAGAATCTTTCCCCTCTCAAATCCTGCTGGAGAATACCACGGATACTGTACAAAGGATCTTGCTAATGCTCCTGCCGCATCAGATACTAAAGATACTAAAACGTATGGTAATGCAGAAAATTCATTATCTACATCATCTCTATTATAATATCTTTGTATTCTCTTTACTCCCGTTGAGCAAAAAACAAATGGCTTAAAATTTTCATTTACAGAATCAAGTCCAGAAATTCTAATACATTCTGCAAATGTCGTATTAATGTTTAGTGATCTATTTGTAATATAGTTATTTTCAATGAACCCCGAAGCAGTTGTTGAATTGAAAATTACAGGGATCTTTGCTTCTAATATAACATCTATTTGTGTTGATGTTGTTGTACTTACCAAAGGATCATAAACAACAAATTTTACAATATTTCCATTTAAAGCAGCTTTTAATTTATTTAATCTTAGTGTTGCTGTGCCAGACATATTTACAAGAACAATATTATAATTGTAATGTAAACAATCAACTAAAAGGTTGATGTAAAAATCCGCTTTTCTTGCCGTTGTACCAGCAGTATTTGGTAAATTTAAGTTAGAAATAAGTGATTCAAAATCAGTAATTCCAAAAGCATTAAAATTTCCATTTTGAACTAAATCAGTAAATTCAGTTATACTTGTAATTTTTTTGTAATCTTCAGTTATACTTAAAAAGTCAAAAAAAGTTTGGTAATCATAGATGAGAAAAGCAACATCTATGTCTTTTTTTGCTTCTATGGTTTTAAGCTGAAAAACTACGGCCATTACGATTGATTAACTGTAAATCTGAATGTAATGCTATTGACTGAGAAGTTTGGCTTGAAAGACAGATCAACAACAAATTGTCTAGCTTCAACAACAGCTGTATTGTTGTTTGATTCATCGCAAACTACTGAGTAAGAAGAAATACCTCTGCCAGACTTGATGAATTCCATGATGGCAGTAGCACCAGTTACAAATCTTGCTCTGGTTTCTGAATCGTTTATTTCGAACAACACAGAGTCGAGTAAAGGTCTGAAAGAACGCTTGATATAAGCAATCAAACGAGCAATACCGACTTGTCTCTTATTTACGTCAGTATTTTCTGCTGTTCTATCGCCTAGAAGGTAGATGCCTTCTGAACCGAATAAGCTATTGAAAGAATTCAAAAACTGATCATTGATTAGATTTGTAACATCTGTATCGTTCAATGTTGGTGTTAGCGTGACGTAGCTATTTACCTTGCCTCTATTAACTCCAGCTGGAGCAAACCAGGGGAAAGCAGCAACATCAGTTCTGGCAAAGCACCCTGCGGCATCAGAGGTCATTAGTAGACCGATTGGAGCAGTTTCTCCACCGTAAATTCTGTTTCTTGTCTTTCTTCCCAGAACAGCGAAGAAAAGATCTTCATATGCAGTTACTCCAGCAATCCCAGAAATTGCAGTAAATCCTAAAGCTGAGAAAGAGGTAGGATAAGATCCAGCACTACCAGAATAATATTCGAATGAAGATCCTATGATACCAATACAGTCTTGACGTAAAGCCACAAGACGAATAACATCATCAAATTTTGTATTATTTTCACAAAAAACACTATCAATATTTAGATCATTTCTATTTAACGCAGAAGCACCAGTAGCAGCGATTAAAATTCCACCGTATTCAAGATAATTTAGGGCAGCGTGTAATTCTCTGTCTGTAGTTACGCCTCCAGTGAAACCTCTACCAGATCCAGAGAATCCGGAGGAAAGACCCGCTAAAACAGTGGAATCAAATTCTGCAAGAAGTTCTTGAGTGTTGTTGTAGATTTTGAAGGGAGGAACAGGATTATCGCCTTCTACGAGCTTGCTATAAAACGAAACACCACATAGAAAGGCTGAAATGTGGGAAGACGCTTGTTCGGTTGCGGCAAGTGTAACGTTTGTTGCGTTTTCGTTTATGTTAATCTGTGGCATATATTATTCCTCTGTAAACCAAAGTGCATTATCCTCACGAACCGCATTATCTGGCATCTCTGGACCCATAAAAAAGGTAGTATTCTCCTCTTCTTCTTCAGCTTTATGTATGATTTTTTTCCGTTGTAGATCTACGATCTCTTCAAAGTAACCCTGTCGGGTGAGCCATCCAAAGAGAACTAAACACATAACTAAATCGTCCGTATAGCCATCATCAGCACAATAAGTCTGATGTTTGGAAATAAATGTCATCAATTCTTGAATGATGTCATAATCCCTAACGAGTAACTTATCTTGCTCAATTAGCGTTTTTAGAACAGCACATCCTAATTTTTTGACTGCTGCGCTGGTTCTAACGCCTCTTTGCTTCGTTCCTCTCCCGAAGCCAAGTGAAACTTTCTGACCAGCTCTACCCATCATTGTGGTCTGAATGATGTTTTCGTATTCAAACTCTTCGTGCATAACATCGGCAATCTGGCCACCGATATCATTTACTTCGATTAGCAAGTGGGCATTATTATATTTTATTGCCAGAGCATATAGTTCAGGAGGGACATCGAAGGGTGAGATGGTATTGTTTCGATACCTAGCCACAACTCTGTGCGGCTTTTCAGTAGAATCTATAACAACCATTGCTGTATAGTCTTTGCCCTGACCTCTAGCCGTATCTACCATGATGAAGTATGCGTGTTCGTCCTTTGGCTCGTCGTAGATATAAAGACCACCAGGATCTCTAACCAGAGGTTTATCGAACTGCAACAAATTTAGTTTGCTGGCACTAATGAGGGTATTTGAAGATCCAAGGAATGAACATTCAAACTCCTGCTCAAACTGCTGTTCGCTGGTCTGGGCAATCATCTGCTGCTTCCACTGCTCGTCACGCAGAGGCCCACCAGCGTACTTAGGAACCTGTCTCCACGACACCTCTATGGGGACATACTCGTTCTTTCCCTCGTCCCCAGGCTTCCTTGTAGCCCCCTTCCAGAAGGAGTAGAACATATTGAGGCCGTTTGGGGTGGATACCATGAAGACCTTGGTGGTCTGACCTGATGTAATTGTGGGGTAAACTGAGCTGAAAAACTCTTCTGCCACGTTCTGGGGAACGTGAGCGAACTCGTCCAAGAAGATCAAGTTAAATGAACCACCACGAACAGCGGATGATGAGGTGGCAGAAGCCATGACCTTGGAGCCGTTCTCCAAATGAATAGAAGTCTTGTTCCATTCAATGATGCCCTGCTGAAGCCACTTGGGAAGATATTCATAAGCTAGGCGAAGTCGGCCAAGAATTTCTCTGGCCGTATTCATCTTGTTGGCTAGAATACCAACGCTCATGCTCTGGTTGAAAAGAATGTAGTGAAGAATGAATGCAACAATCGTTGTGCTCTTACCAGACTGACGGGGCAGTTTGGCAATGATATAACGATTGTTATGCATTTTATTAATCATGTCCTCTTGATAATCGTATAAATCAAAAGGAACAAGACCTTTATCAAGAGACACGACTTTGATGTATTTCTTGATGAAGTAGATTGGATCCTGGGAGCAACGAACATACTCCCGAATCTGTTCTTCGGTGAAGTCAATCTTTACTCCAGCTTCTTTTAGGTTTGGATTACCTAAGTAACCTTTAAATTTCCTCGACATTCTTCACTTCCGCATCAATTATATCTAGAGCCTTTTTCTTGCTCCGTTCTGGATTGATTAGATCCTGAAGATCACTTGTTGAACCAATAAAGAACGAATTGTTTGTAGTTGATTTTATTGTGGTCTTATTTGCTTCGTTCTTGATCTTCTCCAGATCGATAAGATCCTTGTTGATCTCAGACATGGTTTTCAACATTTGAGTTACGACTTCATATGCTCTGGGAGAATCGCCTTCAGAAGCAACCTTCATAATCCCATCAAGAGCAACCTTGGACTTCTCAATGATGTCGTACATATTACGCTTGGCGTAATCGAAATCCTTATCTGGATTTGCTTGTAATATTTCTTTTGGTTGATCTTGTTTTTTAATATCAAAAAATTCGTCAAGTGGTTCCATATTTTATATACAGAGTTGACCAGAAATTGATGTGATTGTGAAATTTCTAGAATCTGTAGCTGCTCCATTAGTTATTCTGAAAGTATAAACAAATGTACCGGAAACATCTCCAACACATGCTCCAGTGTCTGAATTTATAGCAGAAATCATCGCTGCAAATATTCCACTAGAAATTGTTGTCACGGTATTTGAAACGGTTGTAGTGTAAATTATATTGCTGTCCGAATCCAATAACTGCACTGTAGTATTTGCTACTAATAGATTTTCTTTGATCCAGGTCATTCTAGATCTGAGAAGTTCATTTCCCGCTGTTGTTATTTTGTAAGTGCTACTATTCAACAAAGTATTGATTGATAGACTAGTTGTTGGTAAACAGATCAAGGAGCCATCAACATAATTGATTATGAAACTTACGCTGTCACTCAATGCTCCATTTTCAACTTTAAATGTATATGCACTTAAATCACTATAAACCTGACCACATGTATTCAAATCATTTGCTATTGCAAGAACAATATCGTCTATATCTTCAAATACCAATGTTTCTACGCCAGCATTTACAACCTTAGAATAGATCAAATTGTCTTCATCATCGAAAATTTTAGCAGCCGTAGTAACTCCTAAAACATTACTTTCATCCCAGAACAATTGTGTTGTTAATAGACTGTTTTGACTTGGCACTGAGTAATTCAGCAACGGCAAACCTGTATTAATCAACAAGCTTCTAACAGGCTCACACACTCCAGTACCATTAAAGCTATTGATTTTAAATGTCTTCGAATCACTGAGTTGACCGTTTTGAACAATCAGAGTGTAGGTTTTAAGACCAGTTACTACAGTACCGCAAGCGTTTAAATAGTTCGCAATACTTTCAAGAACATCATTATACATCGCAGTTGTTAATGATTGTCTTCCTGCTTCTGTTGCTCCGGAATATAAAACTTCAGAATCATCGTTCAATACCAATACTGTTGTTGTTGAATTTGGAACATTTTCTTCTGTCCATATAAGATTACTAAACAAAACTGCTGTATCTGCTGGATAGTTATAATTAAATGCAGGGAGACTTGAATTTATAGTCAATGAGGTTACTGGAGCAACATAGTCTTCAGTCAACAAGTCAGCAATTCTTAGAGATGTGCTTGTTGGTGGATTGCCAGACTTTATTTCTCCAAAGACATAGCTATTGGCAACAAATACCATTGTACCAATCAAAATTCTTCTATTGTTGGTCAATGCTCCTTCATAGTCATCAAGAATTCTAAAATCTCTATAATTAATAGGTACATTTATATCTTGATAAAGATCGTTGAAGTTTATTCTTATATTAAACTCTGGATTAAAATAGGGAAGAATTTGCTCTGCTATCTGAAGAATTTCTTCCATGCTTCTTGAGTAAAAATAAAGACGAAATTCGACATCAACTGGAGTCTCTGAAAAAGATTTGTGAGAGATTCCGGACTGATCTAAAGTTGTTGCTACTCTAAGCTTATTTCTCTTTCTTGTACGATCATATGCCACCGCGTTCATTTCAAAGCTCAAATACGGCAAATTGATCTGTGTTTTTACTTTGTCAGTAATTGAAGAATTTGATTCCAATCTTCTCAGAAATTTTTCTTTTGAAGAAAATGTAATCGGAACTTTTATATTTTCCTGTGTCCCGGTAGTATCATTTTTCCTAGTTACATAAATTTGATCAAATAATGATCCAAATGCAACTACTAATTTTCTGATAGACTGATTATTAAATGTATTAAACATTAGTAATTGCCCTGTGAGAATGGATCAGTTTCACTAAAGTTAATTATAGGAATATCGTACTTGCTTCCAGCACCAGTGAATCCTCTTTGATAATCCAGAGGAGGGTTTTCTCCGTCTGCATCTCCAAGAATGGGATTGATGATTCCATAGTTTCCGGTATTTTCCGTTGTAAGTAATCCGAATGTATTTCCTGTATTTTCTCTTGTTATTACAGTAGGATCCAGGAAGGTGACTCCATCAAGAGCCATAATTTCAAGCTCAAGATTATCTTGATTTAGAGTGTAATCTAGTAGTCTGAAATATGCTGTTGTTCCTGTTAAACTGCCAGAGATGTACAGCTTTTCTCCGAGAGTCAGATTCGAATATGCTGTCTGGAATCCAACACCATTTATATTTGCATAGAAAGTATAAGTACTCTGCTTCACATTAGATATAGTATCCATTTCACTATTACCTGTAGCAAACTGTTCGGCAGAATAGTTGAAGGTTTCGCAAGATAATGTGTAAACATACAGTTTGTCCAATTGGTAGAACGGAGCTTCATGTTCTACGAAATTGATTTCAAACATGGTTTTTGAGAGGGGAAAATATATTATATCGCCCTCTCTTGGGCGAACGATGGTTGAGCTATGCGTAGTAACCTCGTTCGTAAATCTCTTTCTACTAACAACCAATGTCACTCTATCTTTGACTTCAAGACCAAACTTTGTGATTACATCAGTACCCTCGTATCCGGCAATGGAAGCGAGATACATTTCGATTTGATATGCTTTTGTGAATTTATTGAGCTGATCTTCACCAAAAAGTCTATCAAGATTTACAAATTCCCTTGGAATGTACCAGACATTCTGGCCCATCATCTTGATTATTTCAACGATGATATCCTCAGAAACATTCTGTTCTCCTGCTTGAAATTTGAAGTAAGGATTACGAGCCATATTATCCAGTCATCATATCTGGTGGGAGTTCGTATGCAGAAATAATTTGATCTTCAAGGATTGCAATTTCTCTTTCCGCCTCAGCGAGAATAGTACCACCTCTTAATTGAACACCACCGGGCAATGCAACCCCATCAAACTTGGAAAGATTCTGTCCCCATTGTCTCTTGACAAGAGCAGTGAAATATTTCTTCACCATTCTATCGTTAAAGATTTCTGTATAAACATCAGGATTTAAATTCACATAAGCTTCTACTACAATATAAGTACCAGCCGACAAAGCAGACCAGTCAGTTTCGATATACAGTTTATTTGTTACTTTATTGAAACGAGCAGTTCTTTCTGGATCGAACATCATTTCAATCAGTCGAATATATCTCTTAGTAATATCAAAATTTGCAATCGGAGATGAATTAACAAATCCTAAGTTTGTATTAATACCATAAACATCGTTTAGGGCTAATTGATATCTTACATCGAAAAGATAATTACTGGTCAAAGTTCCGAAAGGAAGAATTCTAATTACAGAAAGAATATCGTATCCAGTAGGACTACCAGTGCTAGATCCAACTATTTGTCCCAAATTATTTGTATTGATATACTTGTTTGTAATATCTTGTTGTGTTAAAGCATATGTAAAAAAGGCTCTCTCAACACCATCAAAATGGCGTTCTGAGAAGAATTGTAAAGCATCATCAAGTCTATCCTGAGCTTGCTGCTGGTCTACGTTTATTTCTACAACCGGAGCACCTAGCTGCCGGAAAGCGTACTGAATTATGGATTCTCTGGAGTTAGGTTGTGCCATTTACTGTATTTATGCACAGCCATTACTTCGGAGTCTCCTTGCTCTTCTCTACCGTCTGTAGAGCGTCAATAACATCAGCTACTTCTTTTGGAGTTTCAGGAGAAGTTACTTCTACTTTTTGAACTTCCATAAAGTTCATATTTTCGATGTAATGCTTTCTACTCTGAGGTTCATTAGCTTCGTGTGGCTGGCTGGGAGTGTAGTTTGAGAATCCTGGCATTGTAATTGGACAATTTACCTTTGGATAATCAAGCTTGCTATACTCTTCTTCTGTGCCATTAAGCCATGTGGCCTTTCTATCTCCACAGCCACAGGCTCCACAAAAGAACTTTCCGTCTGTCTCTGATTTTTTTAGATGGCTACACGGAGGCAATTCTCCTCCCTGTCCTTCATTACCAAAGCAACTTAATACTCTAAGTTGCTTTACGGTCTTATCGACCTTCTTATCTTTAAATCCACGCGATGCCATAGCCATGGCATAGCCTTGGATCATACTAATGGACTTTTTAATTTTTGATTGTTCTAGTGGTGAGTCTGAAAATTTCTTCTTATTTGCACAATTACAAGGTTTCTTTTCACTCATATAATTCCTCAGATTGTTGTACCATTAATATATTTGATAGTCAAAGTAGATCCAACAGCATTAAAACTCAAAATTCTATTGAAGGTGTCGTTGTTAAATCCTGAAGCTCCTGTGATCTGAGCAGCAGAGAAACTGATTTGATATCTATCCGCTCCACAAATGCTTGTGTTTGGAGCACCGCTTGAATTGTCGCTAAGTGACGAATCATCAGTGCATGTAATATAATCTATCCCAAAAGAAAGTCCAGCGTAATATTCTACGCTTGCTGTGGTGCTAATTCTTACAGTTTTATCTGTATTGTTGTAAACCCAGTCCTTCACGCCAGAGGGTAGTGTAGCTAGATACCAACCTTCTCTGAAGGATATAGTGATACCGTTAGAGCTATTGAAGGTATAGCCGACCAATGGAAGGGCTGTACCGCCTTGTGGGTGGCTCTTGGGGAATAGGGGAGTAGAACCATCCCAGGCTGGACCTTTGGCTGTAGTGCCTGCCAAATGGCTAGTCCATTCATGAATCATATTCATGTTTAGACTATTCTGAAGGAACAAAATTTCTTGCAGTTCGTTTAGTTCAGATGCCTGTAGTTTGCTACCAGCCTTGAACGCCACCATAGAATGGTTTTTCTTGGTGGTAGAATCAACACTTCCGCCCCATGTTCTGCTTGAATAGGGGTAATTGGTTAATGGAAATTGATCGTCAAAGGGGTATGCGGCCATGTTAGATATTGAATATTAGGTTAAATGTATTTTCCGACTGAATAAGTGTATCTGTTGTGAACAATACGGTACAATCACTCATATTTATACTAGGTCCAGTAATTGATGTTACTGTAAAACTAGAGGTGGCTCCACCGCTAAATTGTACGGTGTATGAACCACCAGTACCAATTGCGTAAGCATCATAGGAAGAAATTTCAACAGATCCGGAAGTACTACCAGCAAAAACACCGAATCCTAGATTGAAACTAGAGGTTGGTTTTCCTGGAACAAATGCTCTTGATCCGCTGCCTATGGTCTTTGTTGCAGATGTTTTATTTGTTAAGTAATTTACATCAATTGGATCGCTAAAGTCTGCAACGAAATCTCCCGGCTCAACCGTATTAATATCCCCAGAAATAGAGGTAATAATTGCCGAGGCACTTGCCTTTATAGGAGCCTTTGAATAACTTCTAGCACCGTCAGATTGAATTCTGTATCCGCTGGAATTCTTTAGACCCGTTACCAAGAAAGCTGATTCAAAAGAATACGAAGCTGGAGTATTAAACAACGTATTGATTTCCGCTTCTGAAAGTTCTACTGCTACAGATATTTGCGTAGTTCGCAACAAATCATAAATTTTAAGGTAAGATTCGTCTGAAATCGGAGCAAGATTGAACTGAATCGAAGCTAAACAACTTGAGGGATCGGTCGGTGCTCCCTGAGAGCCAAGAGAAGCAATACTAAGATTTCCAGTTACGAGAGATGGTGCTTCAACATAAGTACAATTACTTGATGTTAATTGGTTTGTTAGATAAACTCCAATAACTTTATATCGATTGATACCACCAACAAATTCTGTTTTCAAATAAGCTTTGCATGATCCTATAGTACCATCAGTGTCTAGATTTATTTCAGGATCTTCTATATCAGAATAATATGTAACATCACTTCTATCGTTAAACATTACGCTTAGAATACAACCAGATGGAATAGCAGTAAGAATATCTGTATTTTGTCTATAAACATTACCAGCCGTATAACCTCCGGATCCTCCAGCATTGAACAAGGCAAGAGGAGTAACAGTAGAATAAGTAGCTCCGCATGGAGTGCAACCGGAGGGACCAGAAATATTAAAGAATCCGCCGTATTCGGTGGAGGTTACGGAAGGTAAAAATACCCCTTCAAAGTCTAATTGGCTGGCTAAATATCCGCAAGTCCAGCGATTAGGAACTTTGTAAGATGCTACGATATCACCAGCATTATATGTCTTTCCTGTTACTGGTTCTATCCAGGATTCAGTGGCATATAGGCAGCAAGTACCAAAGGTAAGTCCAGTTGATCCTCCACCTGTTGGACCAGTAGCATCTAGAGTAGAACCTCTAAAATCAACTAAAGATTCAATACCAGTTACTTTGATATAATTTGAAGATATTGGAGCTGGATCATAGTTTACTTTTACCCAGCTATACCCATCTTCCATGTTAATTACAGTACCATTCGAACCGCTTGGTGCAAATTTGCTCGGTGCAGAATTATTTCTAGTAGAGAGTTTATTGTAATTTGTATCACCAACGCACAAATATAGCTCTTTTGTGGTCGAATTGAAGCAAAGGCTATTTGTTATAGTTGGATCTGTATAGTCAAAAACTTTAAATGTTTTTGCTGCAACCCAGTCGTTTCGGGTAAAAACAGCAGATACATTGTCTAAGGTGACTCGTTTTATAAAGCTAGCTGAATTAGCGACATCCTTCGAAACTCTGCTGCTCTTATCGGCATATCCAACTTCAACTACGCCAAAGCCAGCATAATAATCCCAATACAAAGAATCAGTCAAAAAATTACTTACAGCTTCTGAATATCTGTTGGACGAGTCATTTGGCATACTTTATTTATAGTACCAAAGTGCTAGGTGAATATCTCTCAGCAGCGTTAATAAAAGTTACAGAACTCTTCTGGCCCTTGATAAGATCAAATCTAATTCCAAGAGGTTTCATTAGAGAAATGAAATCGTCTTGGTATTTCTCAGGAATATAGGCTGTCAAGACGATACCAAATTCTTGTTTATTGCGACCTTCAGTTAAAGCATCACTGTTTAGCACACCCTGGTTCAAAATCATGGTTTCATTGACTCCGAAAGTGATGCTATAATCATCAAGAACTGAATCAAAGAAAGTTTGAATAAAATATTTAAAGGAGTCTTGATTGCCCTTGTTTACCACAAATCTCTTTTTGTTGGAGATGAGGAATTGCCTCAATTCAGATTCGTACTCTTCTCCAAAGTCATCGAAATCAAAATCTGAGAATAAAGACTTATATGTTTCTTTAAGTGAGCTAAAATTCATGTAGAAGACATTTTGAATATCTTCGTAATTTGGGTAAATGTCTAATCCACTAGCCGAGAACACCCAGTCATAATACTTCTGAATCAAATTAATAGTATTGATATCAGGATCTGCTTTAGCTTCTTTGACTAGCCAAGCTGGAAATTGATGTTCTACGGAATAGAAAAACTTTCTATCTGTCGATGCTAGTGTTTCTAAATCAAATTGAGTACCTAAGACACTAATTGCATATTCGCACCCAGCATCGGTATTATATTGGGCTATGCCACCTGTGGCTGCAAGATTCGGATTGGTGAAAAAGAGAATCATGTTACTGTTAAAGTATCGACTTCGTATTCCACGGCCATATTGTTCTGGGGAACAATTGAAGTGGCATTAGCGGTTATGGAAATGGTGAATGTTGCACTTGGATCTACGGTATCGTAGAAAAGTATGTGACCAGTCGTAGGATTGAATACTCCGACCTTAGAATTTACTAATGTTCCGTCATTTAAGTAAGCAGCAATATACTTGTATCCGTTTAATTCGGGAACATTTGTAGTTGTATTTGCAAACTTGACTTGGCTTGCTGAGAGGTTTGTGCTCACCAAAGTAGTAGTAAAGTTTGTTATAGCATGGTAGAATCTTATATTTCTTGACACATCAAGATCCACCACATTATCAAAGACAAAGGTAATATTAGTGTCTGTAACTGAAAGACCAGGATCGTAATCAGTTACTAGAGTAATTAAATCTGCCTTTGAAATTGCGTGATTGAATTGATTATTTCCATAAGCATTATTGATCCCAACAATCAATTCTGATCTGAGCTGTGATGCGGATTTATTTGTCTTTCTGGAATCGTATGTTATAGCCAAACTCAATTTTCCAGTAAAGTCATCGCTCTCAAGATATTCTATGGCAAGTCCAACGATAGATTTAGCCGATAACTTGCTACTTAATGATGTTACTTGTGAGGAATCTGCTCCAAGACCTATTAGTGAGTAATAAATCTTTCCATAGAAATCGTTATAATCTTGACCATCAAAAACGGCAATTTGATTTCCAATGGTAGTTTCGTCCGGAACATAGCCAGATGCTGCTATGGCAGCTTCATAGTCGCTCTTTGTTACCAATGAAGAATATCCGTAATATCTTGGCCCAAGATACTTTAGATAATTGATGTCTGGAGCGTCAAATCCTCCTGACGAAGTGGTTGATGACACGGTAGCGGCAGGAATAGCTAATCCGTTATTTGACGAGAATTGAGTAATTGAGTTGAAAATTACTCCGTTTCCCTGCTGACCAGATGCCACAACATAGGAAAGCAATACCGTATCTGTGCTAATTATAGACTTACCTATGCTATTGATATCTTCTGATTGGAGATTTTTTCCAAATTTAACATAGTAATAATCTCCTTTCTTCACCAAGAAGAAGATTTGAGATTCTTCTGTTGTACCAACAACTGGTTCATTAGTATAATTGGTCCAGTATGTTCCGTTTACTGAAATAAGAACGGTCCTTATATCAACATCTTTATCTGCTATTTGAAATTCCTGATTATCAAGATCAACATTGATTGCCAATTGCTTTACTAACTTGGTTCCAGCATAAAATTCAAAAGTACTTGCAGTATCAATTGTAATTCTTGGTCCGATGTAGTAAAAATTGATGGGATTGTTGCTGGCATTTCTAGCCCTCATGGTTGCAAAACGATCTATCTGGGCAAGATTAGCATTAGTCTTGGTAAATGTCACAAGAGCAAGAGAGGATTTCTTTGTTGGGGGTGTAAATCCTGTTATTTGAAGCAGTTTCGATACCGATTCCACATTCTTTGCACTTGAAATGAAAGACTCATTGTTCAAAATATGGAGATAATGTAGCCATATTAGCGTATTATAGGTAAATAAACCATTGATCATGTCGATAGCTGTATTTGGGCTATCAAGATCAAATTGCTGACCAACACCAGTTGATTTTAAATAAGTGACAAGACTTGCTTTTAGCGTATCGTAATCTAAATCAACTAGGTTAATTGGCTGCGTCATAGAATTATTTAGGATTTAAGAACTTAGTATTATTTTTGTACCACAAACTTATAAGTCGATGAAATAAGAGTATTTGCATCGTCTGAAACGGTGTATGTAGCAATCACTGACAAATTCTTATTGAAGACATTTGACTTATCAAGACTAAATACAATTTTCTTAACTCCTTTGGCGTTAGTTGCCACAAGAGAGTTTAAATCTGCCAAAATCACAAACTCTTTCATTGTATTTTTATTAAACTTCAATTCATCTATAGAAAAAGGAGTGGAGACAAATCTGGTATCTCCTTGTTTACCAAGACAAATTATTTTAATTTGTTGATTGGTGAAAGCAGTTTTGGTGATTTTTGCGATATCGCTTTTTGAATCTGTTTTGAGGTATATGCTTAGATCTTTTAAACTCATCTCTGAATCCTTTCTAGCGAATCTGTTTCTGAATATGTAACATCTTCGAAAACATCTCCAGGAATACCACGACCAAAAGCAGATAATGTCAAAGTCATTTCATGATGTCTATCTTTAAATATATGATGCTTGATTGATAAAACCAACCATCTACCATTTAATTTGCCGTATTCTGTTTGATATTGAGGATTTATCTGATCATAAATCGTCACTATATCTCCAGGACTAATTTTAAAAGTCCCTGCAACTTTGATGTCAACTCGTATAGCATTCATCAAAGAAAGCAGAGCTTTTCTATACAGAGGGCTTACTGGATCTGTGTTCCAGAAAGTTGAATTTTTAAATGCAATATTTAAAAGCTTATCAAAGTCCTTTCCTACTCTAGGACAGTCGCATGAATACGGAGCATTCGGATCTATTAACAGACATCCAAGATATTCTCCACCCATCTGAGTCTGTATTTCATTGCAGAGTTTTATATCTTGAAATGCTGCTTGTAAACAACATTCTGTGGGTTCGCACTCCGATGGCTTCATTGTGATGCCTGTGTATCCAGCAAAGAATCTCTGTTCACATTCTTGAAGTGTTCTAGGAGAACCGTGGAAAATTGCATCTGGATTTGCACAGGTATAGTCTCTGCCTTCCATGAATATTTCATTGGCATCTCTATACTGACTGGTTCTCGTTATGATTGTCTGTAACAGTTTTAGATCTAGCATTCTATACAAGGTCCTTCTTTATCATTTTGCGCGTCGAAAAGATATAGGTACGGTGTTCTCTTTAGTAGAGTTGGACAGAATGTAAGACCTCTAATGCTGTGCATTTCAATTTGATACATTTTTACTATCTGTCCATGTGTCAATGGAACGCATGCATCATTTTTAGAAGGATGATTTCCGATTGCCTGATTTATGGTTCCTAGAGGATATCCATCGGCAATTAAGTTTGTTCCTGGTCCAGCATATTTTTTATTTTCATTTTCAAAGTTCATCACTTCATTAATATTGAAGGCTTCAAATCCTTGTGTGTATCCACCGGATCTGCCTAATTGGAAACTTACAACCTTGAAGCCTGGATTTGATTCTGTGTATTCGTATTCAGCTCCTTCAAATCCAAAAGTCTGGCCATTACAAGTTACGTCACATGCTTCACAAATTTCTGTACCAGCAATCTGATCAGTAGGAGTGCATGTAGAACCATTTAAAGTTACTCCAGCAATTCTTATAGGAATAAATTCTACTTCTTGCCAAGAATATCTGTAGGCTTTTGCTCTAGTATTTGGTTCTGTCTGTCCTTCTCCCTTGATAGCAGAAGCACCAGTGATCAATGCCCAGAAAGAAGTGTTTGAATCTAAGCAGCAAACAACATATTTGAAGATGTTCCACTTTTCCTTTATTCTTCTCAAAGCAAGATAGGTTGCTCTTTTTTGAGCTGCTGTCTTTTTGATACCAATGTAAATCTTTGCGATATTTTTATCAATAGTATCTGTTGCTTCTAGAGATGTTGTAAACAAATCTGGAGGGAATCCACCTCCCTCGTCTAAGCCACCATCGCCAAGCCCACCACCGGGACCTGTAGTTATTTGCCCAACAACAGGATTGAACTCTTCAATATCAAACATCGTCTGCCACATCAACTGTGTTTGTCTGTGGCCCATCAACTCTTCTGCTGTTACTCCTTGTTCAGTATAAAAAGTATAGCTTGGCTCATATACGCTATTATTGTAGAATGAATTATCAAAATAACCAAACTTACCATCATCATAAAAGCGTTTGGTATAGGTAGCCATAGTTGCACCTACAGCAGGATCATAAAATTCTAAATTTACTTGATCATATTTTATTAAATTTTCTACATCTCCACGCTCAAATGGATTTTGAGTTGAAGGTGAAGTTTCATATATTTGATAAATTTCTTTGGGAAAATGTTCTTCTATCTTAAACAAAATATTAGATTTTGTTATTCCAATTCCATAATCAGAATAGTTAAAGAATGGATTTGAAAGATTTGGTGCTACTCTTTCATAATAAGATGCAAATACTCCTGAATTTTCCAATTCCATTAAGGACAAAGCAGGATGAAATCTAACACTGTCGATCTTTTGACGGCCTGTTTCGTCAAAAGTATCCAAGCTATCTCTGGCCTGAATACCAAAATCCATCTTTGAATCTTCTTTTATCAATTCGCCTAAAGAGATAAAATTTGTAGATTTTAAATCTTTCCAGAAGAAAAAGTCTGCTCTAGTTTTATCTTCTTCTTTCTTTGTATTTGCATTTTCAGCCAAATAGTTCAGCAAAGTTAAAACTTTGCTATGATCCACCACTCTTCCACTTGGGTATGTCATTGGCCTTGGTTTTAACCAAGCATAATTTTCAGTAGAAGAAAGATTATATTCCTCGTCTATGAAATACTGTTCAAACAATTTTTGAACCCAATTATCTCCATCAAAAGTTCCTTCGGGGGTTGCTTTGCAAATATCTTTAATATCTTCTTCAAATTTAAAAGGAAGTCTTTCGTTAAAGAAATAAGATTCATGAATAAATTTAAGTATTACTAATCTTGGCTGTGTTCTGTCAGCATAATCTGTGGCTCTAGCAGCCTGATACACATAGTAATATGGTAGATCAATAATTTCTCCGAATCTATCTGTTATATTAATTTGAATAAGATCTTTTCCGGTGAAATTGAAATCACCAATCATGTCACCAGGATCTCTTAATATAAGAGTACCGGACGGGATTGTTCCAAAGATACTCTCATCAAAAGTTAATTGCTCTAAATAACCATTACTCTGATTATTTGTTACAACAACCCATTCATTCTTGGTTCTGGCATGAGTAATTTTTATAGAATTAATACTTAGTAGATTAGCTACTGCCATTTACATTATCCTCAATAAGCTGAACAACACTCTCTTTAGGCACATTAATTATATTTGTGTTGTTGATCAATTTTTCCTTTTCGTTTACTGTAACATAACCACCAGTCGGTGTTCCTGTCAAGTAATATAGATTCACATCTGAATCTGTAATAACAATATTATTTTCATTTATAAACTCTACAGGAGAATCCGAATAATT